TGGTTGCTGCGGCAAAGAATTACGCAGAGTATTGTGAGATTCAAAAAATCGACAAGATTTATTATCCGAATAATTTCATCAGCAAATGCGTGTTCGATGATTTTTTGCCGGAAAACTACAAGAAACCGAAGCGGACAGCAGACAGCAAGAAGTCTGCCGGAAGTAAGTTTAATAATTTTAATCAGCGTGAATACGATTATGAGGATTTAGAGCGCAGGTTACTGCAGGGAGGTAATTAGAATGGCAAATATGGCGAAAGACGGAAAGAGTAAGTTGTACAGCATCTTTGGAGGAGCGGCAAACGTAGCAGAATGGGAAAAGGTCTGCTCCAAGTTCCGTAAGGTGCAGTGGGTAAAGACGGGCGGCAAGAAGCTGATCGTTACGAGCAAGAAGGAAGAGAAGTAGGAGAGCAGAGGAAGGAGTGCGGAGGATGACGATTAGAGAGTTAGCCGCAGGAAATCCGATGATTATGGACATCAACATTGATATCCGGGAAAACGGAAAGCTGAAGCACATATACAGATTCGGTTGCGGTGCAGAGTATTATAATTCAGATCCGGATCTGTTTAAATGCAAGCAGATCGACGATGATCCGGAGGACGTTAAAAAGTATGTCACGGTCGATAATACGGAGATTAACACTCACGATATGGAGTCGATGAGAGATTATTATACGCTGAAATTAAATAAAATCCCTAAAAAGTATCAGCCGGTTCTTGACAGAGAAGTGTCCTCCTGGAATTTATACAAAGCATGCAGAGGACTTTCCATTTTTTATGACGGTGCAAAGAAATTGTGGGTAAATGTCGATGACGGCAAAAAAGAGCTAGAGCTTGATAAGTTAAACATCGAAGTTCATGGACAGGAAAACGGATACCAGCTTGAGCTGGAAGAGTTTTTATAGATTAGTGGAAAGGAGCCGGGACACGGAAAAATGAGTGATTTAGATAAATTTAATTATGAGTGCGAAGACCAGATCGATATATTTGATCTGATCAGAAAGCCAATAAGTATCACAAAACCTATTCGGTTGATCGAACTTTTTGCCGGGTATGGTTCACAGGCTATGGCATTGCGGGATATAGGTGCTAAATTTGAGCATTATCGCGTAGTGGAGTTCGACAAGTATGCGATTACTAGTTACAACGCGGTACATGGTACTGATTTTCAAACAATGGATATTACAAAAGTTCACGCATCTGATCTGAATATCTGTGATACTGAAAAATACTGCTATTTTATGACATATTCGTTTCCGTGCACCGATCTGTCAGTTGCCGGAAAACAGGCGGGAATGAAAAAGGGCAGCGGCACAAGATCTGGTCTATTATGGGAAGTGGAAAGAATTCTTTGTGAGATACAGGAAAACGGAGGAGAGCTGCCGCAGATTCTCTTCATGGAAAATGTGCCACAAGTACATGCGGATGTCAATAAAACGGACTTCCAGAACTGGATAGATTTTTTAACAAATCTTGGATATGTGAGTTACTGGCAGGACCTGAACGCGAAGAACTACGGCGTTGCACAAAACAGGAACAGATGCTTTATGTTCTCGTTTCTGGGAGAGTTTAACTATAAATTTCCAAAACCAACACCGCTTGAAAAAAGACTCAAGGATTACCTGGAGAATAGTGTAGATGAAAAATATTATATTGACAATGAAAAAACTCAAAAGCTGATAAGGACACTCATTGACAATGGTACTTTGCAAAATACAATGCTAAGAACAGAACAGAACAGAACAGAACAGAACAGAACAGAACAGGCCTGCGTTGACGGAACGATTAAAGAACCGAAAAAACGAGAAGTTGCAAACGTGGTTATTGACAGATCGCGGAGAGAAAGCGGAAAAACGCATTGATGTTGCGAGAGCATTAAAAGCAAGAGATTACAAGGGATTAGATAATTACGGCAGCAATGGAGTAATCGAATGGAAATATTAGGAAGCATCTATACAGAAGTTTCAGAAAAGTTTCAAAATGGCATTCTCAAGGGAGGAATACCGAGGTGTATAAAAGCTGAAAAACATGATCTTGGAGTTGTTATGGCAGAAGTAAAGCAGATAGGAAATATTGCAGAAGAAAAAAATTTTAGCAATCCACAGATAGGCAGAATCTATGATGTAGGGGGGTGCAGTCCAACATTGAGTACAATGCAGGGAGGTGGCAGAGAGCCCAAAATAATAGTTGCCATGCGTGGCAGAAATCCTGATAACCCATCAGACAGAGCAGCCGGAAGTCCAACGGAACAGCGGCTTGAACCAAATATGCAGGGAATCAGTAATTGCCTGACGAGTGTACAGAAAGACAATCTTGTTCTGATCAAGCAAGCCACAAAAGAAGGTTCGATCGAGTGTGAAATAGGCGGCTGCTTTGATGCAAGCTACCCTGAAAGCACAACAAGAAGAGGGAGAGTGCAGGATAAAGGGAACATCTGCCCAACCCTTACGGCACAGAATCAAGAGATTGTAAGGATCGAATCAAAATACCGTATAAGAAAATTTACACCTAGAGAGTGTGGACGGTTGATGGGAGTATCCGACGAGGACATCTCCAAAATGGCAGCGGTCAACAGTAACACACAGCTGTATAAGCAATTCGGGAACAGCATTGTAGTGGATGTTATGTGTGCCATGTTTAGAAATTTAAACATCAATCAGTAGGCAGAGCAGACCGGACAGCTCCGGTTTGCCTAAGCGTCTTTAAATTTTAGAACCAGATAACAAAACCAAGCAATCATATAACACATCCTGCTTCTAGTATAGGCAGGTGGTGCGAAATGATTTGCTTGTAATAATTAAGATTTAACGGAGGAAAAAGCAATGAAAGAGGAATTATTAAAAATAGCACAGGAAAGTTTATCTTCGGATGAAGTAAGCAAAATTGTCAAAGAAAAATTTATGAATGCATTGGGAGGAGCAATCGAAGATGCTTTTCGCTGGGGAGATGCAAAGCATGCCATTGAGGAAAAGGTAAAAGAAGTCATGGTTCCATACATTGAGAGTTATGATTTTTCAGAGTATCTTCCTAAACTTGATTCTGTTCTAACAGAGATTGTTAATTCGAATTTTTGCATTGGCAATAAAAAGGTTTTGGAGAATTTTAAAAACCTTATGATTGAGCCGGAGCAGAAAGAAATCAAACTTACGGATTTGTTCAAGGCATGGATTAAACAATGTGAAAGGAATATTGACACAGACGATTTAGACATTGATTACGATGATAGTGTTTCTTATCAATCCGTAGAATGTGAAATGCGGTTTGAGTTGGAAGATAAGCCATCATGGAGTAGCACACAGAGAGCAGTTATCACATTTGAAAACGAGCATGACGAAAACTTGAATGTAGAAATTCCTGTGTCAAAGTGGATATGGAATAGCCACAATGAAGAACCGTATACGCTTTCTGTCAATAAGGATTTGACGATTTCGTCACTTAGAAACTTGAGTGAATTTGAGGTTTTACTTTTGAGATTATCCAGAGCCGGAACAGCCATCATTATTGATAAGGAATATGATGATGATTATATTCAGCCGGAAAAACAGCCAGAAGCATCATTTAGCTAGGAGAAAATGTTATGAAGAAATGCCCATACGAAGAAAATAAAATATGCACCAAGGACTGTAAATACGCTCTGACGTGCATCCAGAGAAAGTCGAAGAGGGAAAGGAGCAGGTAGAATGATTGAATGTATGAGAACAGAAGCAACAAGAAAAACGGTCACGGAACAAAGGTGGATTCCGGTTAAATATCATGAATTGACAGAGGAAGAGCGGAAAGAGTGCTTATTCTCCGCAGACATTAAGTATATGCTTGACTGTGAGCTTCCTGATGATGAGCAGGAAATCATTGTGACCGACGGAAGGCATGTGTGGGTTGATACCTGCATCGTGAATGATGGGTATGCATTGGATAGCGAACACGATTGGATTGAGGACGTTGTAGCCTGGATGCCCCTGCCGGAACCGTACCGGGAAAGCGAGGAAGAACAATGAACAAAGATTTGAGTGATAAGGAAATAGAAAATTTTAGTAATCTGACAAATAAGGTATTGAAAGAAATATGTCGTATATCTGATGCACACAATATAGACAGAGATAGCACATTAAAATACTTTGCAGATATGCTTACGACTTTTACAAAAGTTGCGACTATACAGAATTATGACAGCAAGCAGACCAACGCCGATCGGATTCGGAACATGACGGACGAGGAACTGGCAGTCAATATGATGTGTCCGAATGAAAATGGGTTAGCCGAAATTGACTGCGACAAGAATGATAATTGTAATTGTTACGAGTGCTTATTAAAGTGGCTTCGGGCAGAAAGTGAGGATAACATGGAGAGATTAACATATGTGGCAGAGAATGGAAAAGTTTTATTTCATACAGCAGATTTACCGGATGATGAGGGAATTACCATTACCCAGCTTGCGAAAGATGGAAGATACAAAGCCCTGGAAGAGATTGCGGAAAGACTTGCAAATAGAGAGCAAGCCGAGGAGCAGGGATTGCTTCTGCGGCTGCCGTGTAAGGTGGGAGATAAGGCTTACATTATTGTAGGAAAAGACATATCTAAACAGACAATCCAAAGAGTAACGATTGGTTCTGATAAAATATTAGAATTTTGCACAAAAAAAAGAGGGTTTGCGATATCTGATATTGGCAAAAAGGTATTACTTACCAGAGAGGAAGCCGAAGCCAAGTTGAAAGAAATGGGGGAAAAATGATGTTTAATGAAATTTTCAATGTGATGAAATGCTTTCCGAAGAGTTATATTACTCAATATGGAGACCTTATTTTATCAGTCAAAGGGAATGTATATTTTAAAGCAGAAGACTGTAATACACAGAAAGATATTATCTGTAAACTTTTAGAGTGGTGTTCCAGACCGATTGCAAAGGGAGAACCTTACCGCCAAGAGAAGAGAAATAAAGAATGGAAGGAATCACTTCTTTCTGGATACAATGAATATCTCGGAACAGAATTTACGCAAGAGGATATGTACTGGATTTACGATAAACTCGGAAACGCAGTCAATCACGAATTGACGTTGAAATTTATTGCAAGCGGATATGATCTGAATCTTGTATATCCGAAGAAAGGGGAAAGTCATGGAGAATAGATTTTTATTCCGTGCAAAGCGGAAGGACAACGGTGAA